TTTTTGAGGTAAGAAACTGTAAGTACTGGACTGGTACCCAAATTATAAAATTCGCCAAAACCCGAGGACCCAATTTCAATAATTAAAAAACCTTCCGTACACTCTCACCCACTCCAATTTTGTCTTTAAGTTTCAACTCCATACTATGTTCACCCTATATGGTGAATAGGGGTTCCTTCATGTCCGCACTTACTCTCGAACAGTTCCAGCGTGCTCTGCCTGACAAGGTGAAGAAGTCGGTAAGCCAAGACTTGATTGATGCCGTCAACAAGACGCTGGCCGATCCTGAGATGTACGAGCAGTACCGTGACAACTTGCTGAGTTACACCAAGGTGATGGCGGATGGTCGGTTCAAGATCTCCAACTACATTGATGCGGTGAAGTACGTCAGTCACAAGCTGTTGGGTTGTTCCAACATTGATGCGTACATGAAGACCTTTCCTGCGAAGTACCAAGGCTTTATCAATCAGGGGGTGATCGCCAAGGATATTGCCAGTTACGTTTCGGCATACAACAAGTCCAAGCTGGTCAACCTGATCTTTGAACAAACCCTGGTGCCGCACTATGTGTTGAACCAGGACCTGTACCAGAAGGCGTTGAACGTCCAGGCCGAGCTGATGGTGAGTGCCAATAGCGAGAAGGTTCGTTGTGATGCAGCCAACTCTCTGTTGACCCATCTGAAGATGCCGGAGACCCAGAAGGTCGAGCTGGACGTGAACGTGAAGGAAGACAGCTCCATCCAGGCACTGCGTGAGACCACACTGGCTCTCGCTCGCCAGCAGCGGCTGATGCTCGAGTCAGGTGCCATGAACGCACAGGAGGTGGCCCATAGCCGCCTGGTGATAGAAGGTGAAGCGGAGGTTGTGCGATGAGTATCTATGGCTACTTAAGGGATGTGGAAAAAGGCATATCGGTATTCTCAAATGAGATCACTCGAAAACAACGACTAAGTGTTTGGGCACTGCGTACGCTTTTCCCGGCAAGGTATTGGAAAGATGTATCTGATGAGAAATGTCGGCGGATCAAGGAAAGCGCGGCCAAAGTAGTAGCCCGGTATGCAGTCAAGCTGGAGAGTGTTCTTCGATTATACGCCGCTCATATTGGTGAGCCTGGCTATTCCATGACCTGGAATCAGGTTGGTCCTGCTGAATTGAACCTGGAAAACATACCGCAGCCCGATATACCTGAGTTGTGTATGTCCGATAAAGAATTCACCTTGATGATGCGGCAGGGTGAACCTGAGGAAGAGGATTGGGTGTAATGACCCCCTGGTACTACGCCAACCGGATGTGCCCCGAGATCCTTACCGTCATGGCCCATGCCAGCGGTCCTGATCACCTATTCATGGGATCTACACGCCGACCCCGCCAAGGCAACGGGTATGGCTTCTTTCAGACTGCTGAAGAGGCCCAGGCCTTTTTGGGAGGTCGCCTATGACCGTTACCAAGCTGGCTTCAGCGATTGCCGGTGTGGCCATGGGCGTGTCCGGTGCCCTGGCAGCTGATCCGGTTGCTGAGGCTCTGGCTCCGTGGAAGGTCGAGCAGTACCTGGCTGCGACCGACTACACCGTCGATGCGAACTATGTACCGAGTGACTTCGCACTAGAGTTTGTCACCTTCATTAAGCTGGTGAACGGGGCGCAAGGCGAGGAGCACAAAACACCACTGGTGCATTACAAGATGCTCGATACCCTCACCGAGGGTGGGCGTCGGGTGATCAACCTGTGTCACCGAGGTATCGCCAAGACCACGGTGATGGGCGAGTACCTGTTCCTGTACATCGCCACCTACGGTGAGCTGCCCAACTTCGGGCGGGTGGACCTGGCCCTTTACGTGTCGGACTCAATCGAGAACGGCGTGAAGAACATGCGCAAGAACCTGGAGTTCCGCTGGGACAACTCCGAGTTCTTGAAGCAGTACGTGCCTGAGATTCGCTTCACCGATATTCGTTGGGAGTTCCGCAACGCAGACGGCAAGGTCTTCATCGTCAAGGGTTACGGTGCCAAGACCGGCGTCCGTGGTGCCAAGGAGATGGGTAAGCGGCCTCAGCTGGCCGTGCTCGATGACTTGATCTCCGATGAAGATGCCCGCTCGGCAACGGTGATTGCTGCGGTAGAGGACACCGTATACAAGGCGGTCAACTACGCCCTACACCCAACGAAGAACATCATCGTCTGGTCAGGTACGCCCTTCAACGCGAAGGACCCTCTGTACAAAGCAGTGGAGTCGGGGGCGTGGGCAGTCAACGTCTTCCCTGTATGTGAACAATTCCCCTGCAGCCGGGAGGAGTTCCGGGGTAGTTGGCCAGACCGCTTCACCTACGACTATGTGAAGAAGCAGTACGACGATGCCGTCAAGCTGGGCCGGGTCGATACCTTCAACCAGGAGTTGATGCTACGGATCATGTCGGATGAAGACCGACTGATCCAGGACCACGACATTGGCTGGTACAAGGTTGATGCCGTGCTGCGCAACATAGGCCGGTTCAACTTCTACATCACCACCGACTTTGCCACCAGCGAGAAACAGAAGTCCGACTTCAGCGTGATCAGCGTATGGGCCTACAACAATGCTGGTGACTGGCTGTGGGTGGACGGCATCTGCAAGCGGCAGGACATGGCGAAGAACGTCGATGACCTGTTCAGGCTGGCTCAGCGGTATCGCCCGCAGCAGGTGGGTATCGAGGTGTCGGGTCAGCAGCAGGGCTTCGTCTCCTGGATTCAGGGTGAGATGCTGAATCGCAACATCTTCTTCCCGCTGGCTTCCGAGGGTAACGATTCCAAGCCGGGTATCCGTCCGAACACCAACAAGCTGGTTCGCTTCAACACCGTGGTGCCCTTGTTCAAGGCCCGCAAGATCTTCTTCCCAATCGAGAAGAAGAAGAGTGTTGAGCTGGTCGAGGCCATGAACGAACTGGAGCTGGCGACCCCAGGCGGCTTCAAGAGCAAGCACGACGACTTCATCGACACCATCTCCATGCTGGCTTCGCTGCATGCGTGGAAGCCTTCCGAGGAAGCAGGCCTGCACCAGAACGAAAGCTCGGGTATGTGGGAAGCAGACGAAGAAGATCACTACAACGACCGCATGTCTTCCTACATTGTCTGAGGAACCCTTATGAAACTGAGCGAGATCTTCCAAGCCCTGACCTACGGCGAGCTGCGTCAGCTAAACCTGGGTGGGGCTGAGGACCAAGGCATCACCAAGACCAACCAGAACGAGGTGCTTACGCATGTGAACCTCGGACTGACCGAGCTGCATAAACGATTCCTGCTTCGAGAAGGCCGGGTGACTTTGCACCTGGTGCCTGGTCTGCGTACTTACGTGGTTAGTAAGAAGCACGCCGTGAGTAACATGGATTCGTGGGGGGTGGAGAAGTATATCCACGACTCCATGCTCCAGCCGTTCGAGGATGACCTGCTAAAGATCGAACGGGTCTACGACGCTAAGGGGGTGGAGCTGGCGCTTAATGCTGGTGAGCTGGGCTATGGCCATCCACTCAACGTGCGTACCGTCAGCATGAACACCTTGGTGCTACCTGAGCTGTTGAAGGGTGACACGGTGGATGTGGTGTACCGGGCAAACCACCCTCAGCTCATCCGGGAGGACAACTCGTTTGACCCGACCGAGATCGAGGTGGATCTGCCTTACAGTCACTTGGAGGCATTGCTGTTCTACGTAGCCAGCCGGGTGATGAACCCGATCGGAGCCGGTGGCAGTTTCCACGAGGGGAACAACTACGCAGCGAAATTCGAGGCAGCCTGTGCGCTGCTGGATAACCAGGGTCTTCGCCTGGATGCGGGGGAGGGGAACACACGGTTCAACCGTAACGGCTGGGTGTAAAAGAAAAGGCCCCTTGATTGGGGCCTTTGTCTGTCAGGCCGGGTCGCCTTGCTCTTCATGCTGACGCAGGGCGTACAGCTTATTGAGGATGGCTTCCAGACTTTCGATGGCATCATCGGTACTCAGGAACTCGGTATCGAACATGGCCGCACTGAAGCTGCGGGATGAATCGGCTAGCAGGAATACTGCACGGCGAGGATCAGCATACTGTTCGTGGGCTTCACTCAACATGACCATTGCATGGTCGACGATGTTACTGATGACTGGACACTTCCGTGGGTCATAGGGCTGGGCATCCTTGCCAAGGGTTGTCCGCTCTTTGAGGGTCTTACGCTTGAAGTCCACACGGAAGAGTTCACACGTCATGTCACACCTCACTTACCGGTAGAGCCAAGGCCACCAGTGCCACGGGAAGTTTCGGACAGATCGTCCACCACATTGAATTCAACTTGTGCAACTGGGACGATCAGTACTTGTAGAACCCTGGCACCAGCATCCCATGAATAGGCTTTGCCGTTCTTGGTGCGTAGTGTTGCGAACCAGGGACCCCGGTAGTCTGCATCGATCACACCACACGAGTTGTTTAACTCGATACCGTGCTTACTCCCTTCGCCGGAGCGCGGGAGTAGCAGGGCTACATGGCCTGCCGGAACTTCGGCAGCGAAACCTAAGTTGACTTTTACTTCATGATTGTCGCCTCCACAGTAACCATCCTCAGGCATATATAGATCATAAGCACCCGCCTGTTCAGTTCCCTTGGTTGGAACTTTGAAGTTGGGGTGTAGTGGTTGGATATTCATTTCAGGTACTCCAGTAGTTTGTTGTTAATATGCCGGCATTGTATCTACCACCCTCGGGATTTGATATGGCCGACAATTTCGTGGCAGCAACTGCCGCAGTTAAGAAGCTCACAAAGTGGGCCAAAGAACCTTCTATCCTTGATTTGAAGCAGGACTATCAGGAAGCCAAGAGCTACCACGACGCCAAGACTTCCCAGATCAGTGAATGGCTGGATAACTTGAATGTTACCGGCAAGGCTCAGGTCAAGACTCCGGAAGGAAGTTCCCGGATTGTTCCCAAGCTCATTCGTAAACAAGCCGAGTGGCGGTATCCCGCACTCAGCGAACCTTTCCTAAGTACCGACGATGTATTCAGTGTCCGTCCGGTAACTTGGGAAGATAAGAAAGCCGCACAACAGAACCAGTTGATTCTGAACAACCAGTTCAATACGCGCCTCGACAAGGTTTCCTTTGTTGACGAATACGTACGGGCTGCAGTTGATGAAGGCACGGTCATCCTGCGTACTGGCTGGGCGTTCGAAGAAGAGGAGTACACCGAGGTCGTTCCTGACGTGGAGTACGTCTTCAACGATGAGGCTGCTCCTATGATGCAGCACCTGGATCAAATGGCCCAGCAAGCCCCTGAACAATACGAACAGGAAGTTGATCCAGAGTTAAAACAGGCACACGCCCTTTATCAACAGCACGGGCGTCCTGTTGAAGCGGTGGTGAAAGGACATAAGTCGGTTAAGAAGAGCCGGGTAGTTAAGAACCACCCGACTGTAGAGGTGTGCGACTTCCGCAACGTGATGATTGATCCCACCTGTCAGGGGGATATCGACAAGGCGAGTTTCGTCATCTTCTCTTTTGAATCTTCGCTGGCTCAGTTGAAAAAGGAGGGCGATCGGTACAAGAACCTGGACCAGATCAACGTCACTGCCAACTCTATCCTCGGGGAACCCGACCATGCGCCAGCCAACGAACACTCAAAGAATTTCAACTTCAGTGACGAAGCCCGTAAAAAGTTTGTTGTATATGAGTATTGGGGATTTTGGGATATTGATGGTTCTGGTGTTGTACGTCCTATCGTGGCTTCCTGGGTAGGCGATACCCTCATTCGAATGGAAGATAACCCCTTCCCTGATCAGAAGCTCCCCTTCGTTGTGGTTCCTTACTTGCCAGTGCGCAAGAGCATCTATGGTGAACCAGATGGTTCGCTGCTGGAAGATAACCAGAAGATTATTGGTGCTGTTACTCGTGGCATGATCGACATTCTCGGCAAGAGTGCTAACGGTCAGACCGGCATGCGCAAGGACATGCTCGATGTAACCAACCGTCGTAAGTACGAGAAAGGCCAAGACTACGAGTTCAACGCCAACGTCGATCCTCGTCAGGGTGTATTCATGCACACCTTCCCGGAAATCCCGGCCAGTGCCCAGTTCATGTTGCAGCTGCAGAACTTCGAGGCCGAGTCGCTGACCGGTGTGAAGGCATTCAACCAGGGGATCACCGGAGCATCCCTGGGTGAAGTGGCAGCCGGTATCCGAGGGGCCTTGGATGCGGCATCCAAACGTGAGACTGCGATCCTGCGTCGCTTGGCCAACGGCATGATCAAGGTCGCCCGCAAGTTCATCTCTATGAACGCTGTCTGGTTATCAGAACAGGAAGTGGTACGCATCACTGAAGAAGAGTTCGTTGAGATCCGTCGAGACGACCTGGCCGGTAACTTCGACCTGCGCCTGAACATCGCCACAGCTGAGGACGACAACGCCAAGGCACAGGAGCTGGCCTTCATGCTGCAGACCATGGGTAACAACATGGACCCTGCGATGAGCCGCATGATCCTGGCTGACATTGCTCGTCTGCGGAAGATGCCTGACCTGGCTAAGCAGATCGAGGAGTACCAGCCTGAACCTGATCCAGTTGCTCAACGTATGCAGGAGTTGGAATTGGCGAAGTTGGAAGCCGAGGTTATGGAACTGCAAGCCAAGGCCATGAAACTACAAGCTGATGCGCAACTTGCTGGAGCGAAAGTTGGAACTGAAGGAGCCAAGGCTACTCACCTACAAAGTGACGCTGACCTGAAGAACTTGGACTTTGTAGAACAGGAGTCTGGTGTGAAACAGGAACGTGACTTGCAGAAACAAGGAGAGCAGGCCAGGGCACAGATGCAGATGAAAGTTGTTGATAACTATATGAAAGCGAGTCAGAAGAAGTCTGAGTCTGCTTAGTAGTTAA